GATTACATCTTTAGCATCCAACTGATCCCACCCAACTAATGTGAAAGAGTAGCCTTCAACCCCATTGATAGTACCATCGCTAATGATAGCGACATATTGGGATGGGAGAGTAACAAGTTCAGCAACCTTACCACTAGCTAATCTATTAGCCCATATGTAAGAGTTACCTGTAATAAGTTTATAGCCAATGATATTCTCGATGAACTCAGAGAATGATTGGTATGGATTCGGTCTTTCTAATAATTTGTTTAGCGGACTATCAGCAATCTCATCAACTGCTTTAATCCTTACTAACTCCGCACGAGCAATATCTGCTCCGCTTGATGCGTTAGCCATCATAGATTTATAAGTGTTCAAGTCTTTCTTGCTCTTAACCTTATAAACATAGAATGGAACTGTAGAGATTGTTTTTGAGATACGCTTAATGATAGAATAGACTTCGCTATTGTTATCGTAATCCTGTACGAACTTGGCATAGTCTAAATTTGGGTAAAGCGTTCTACCGCCTATTAAACCACCAAAATCACCAAATGGGTTATTAAGGTTCGTATTTTTTCTAGGGGCTGCCTTTTGTTTAAAAGGATTAACCGCACTTAGTATGTCCGTTAACTTCACTATATGATATTTTTACAAAAGTAACAAATTTTTAGTCTAAACCACCCATCCTCTCTTTGCTTTCGCATATTTTGAGTAGATAGCATAACGCATAGCATCCATCAAGTGGTCACGAAACTTAACAGGCTCATCCATTGTATTGCCATCATGATCCGTTTTCCACTTGTAGTTTTTAATCTCATCTAACAAATCTAAAGATTCTGATTTTATAAACAATGGAAATGATTTCACCTTGTTAATTCCTGCGAACACATCTTTAGTAGCAGACTTTAAATTAAACCCTGCTTTGTTTACCTCGGCTATTGTTTTTGGTTCAGCAGCATCTGCGAATATCTCATCCCTACGAGATAGCCCCATAGACTTTAAGCGGTCTATTAGGAGTGAGGTTGACATCTTGGTATCATATATCAGTTGCTCGACATAAATGTCACCATCGAAGTTCTTACACCTTACAAGGGCAGTCTGGTTGTTATAACCAAAGTCAAGGCCATAGAAAACATCTCCACCTTCAGGAAAGTTCCTTCTTCTTCTCCAATGGCTATAAATCGTAGCTTCACTAATTGCTCTTTCGCCTAATCCGTAAACTCTCCAGTACTCATGGTCGGCATCCTTCAATCTTTCAATCTCCGCAATAATGGTTTTATCTAAAAACGGATTATCCTTATAAGTCGTGATGGTGAAATCGGTATCTTCTCTAGGAATGACCTTATCGTAAATCCAAGAGTAATAATCGGAAGGATTATAATCAAGTACGATTTTGTCCGTAGTTCTTAGGGCTAACTGCATCCAAGATTCGTAGTTAACCTCGTTTGCCTCGTTAATAAACAGATAGTTCCTTTTACGACCTCTAATCTTCTGCGGTTGGTCTGTAGATACAAATTCTACCGTATTGCCATTAAGGAAGTATAAATTCTCTGATTTGTTGTGCTTCTCCTCCGAGTAGAGTTTATACTTCGATAGTATCTCAATAAAATCTCTCATAACCGATCCCTTGATACTTGGTAGGGATGAACGGCAAATTGTTAGGGTTTTACCTCTTTCTTGCAAAAGCTTAACTATAAACCAGGTAAGCACATTGTAAGTCTTTCCTGACCTCGTACCTCCTTGCATAACAGAGATTCTCTTCTTTGAGTTGTTTAGTACCTCAAAGACAACATTGGTGGTTACTTCCATAGAAATAAATTAAAAATTTTGGTTTGCTCAAGACAAAGCTAATCCTTTTCGTTTTATAGGAAAGTAGGGGATATCCACCATAAAGTGCATTAAATGACACTAATGATGGCATAATGAGTCATAAAATGCACATTCTGATATGCTTTTGTGCTTTATAAGGCACTTTATCAATCATTCTTGAGCCGATTGTCAATCATTTACGGCTCATTGAGTAAAATTACTCAGTCGATTGAGTAAAGCAAAATAGTAAAGTTATTGTTTGTTTGACTTAAATACTAATTCTGCATTTTTATACATAAATTTACTAGCATCGTTTTTATATTTTTGTTTAGCTTTAAGTAATTGTTGTATAGTTCCTTTTAAGTTTTTTACATATTCATCTTGCCTATTAAGACGAAGTGCTTTATTTTCATCTTCTAATTGTGCTATTTGACTTTCTAAAATACCTACCTTAATCCCATATTCTTTTAGTTGTCTATGTAAATCAGTAATTATTTCATCTTGGCTATATATTCTTTTTACCTGCAATAAAACTTCCCTATCTACATATGTTTTCATAGGTTATAGGTTTTCAATTTCTTGTTTAACTTCTTTCCACCAATTTATGTGGTCAATGTCATAGCTTTCGCTAGTTATTTTCAATATCTCATCTATTGCTATTAATGCACATTGTTTAGTATTAAATTTACTTCTATCATCAACATACCCATCATAACGCTGAATATGAACGACTAATTTATTATAAATTTCTTGTGCTTTTTCTTTTGGTGTCATAGGTTATTTGTTTTGGTTAAAAATTACGTTCTTCCTTTAATTCATATTCTAATGCTTCTATCTTATCTCTTAATTCTTCTAATTGTTCTTTTTCTTTTTCAAATGAATTTTCTATTAAATCAATTATTTCATTCATAAGCCAATTAGCGTCTTCTTTCAATTTATATCGTTCATTTATACTCTGAACTTTGTCCATTAATTCTTGCATTGCTGTTTTCATATTGTTTGTTTTGTTTTAATAATGTAAAATTGATTTAATATAATTAATTAATCTTAAGTATAAGTACTAAATTTAAAATATATATAATTGGAATTATATTTCTAATTTGATTAAATATTTGTTTTTTAATTAGTTGTTTTATAGTAATTAGAATTATATTTCTAATTTCTTACTTTGCCCTATTTTGATATTTATACCCCATAGCTAATAATGCTTTGTGAATAGCACCAATGGTTATATTGCCTTGAGCATCTCTGCGTTCCATATCCAAAACACCTTGTTTTGTAATACCTATTGTTTCGCCTAGTTCTTCCATACTCATTTTTTTCTCTAATCTGCATTGTTTAATAAGTCCTATTGGAGTAAACGCATCTTTGCCAAATCCATACTTCCATAATAAATCATCGCTTAAACTTTCAACAAATATTTGCAATTCAGTATTGTATTCAAACCATTCTCCATTACTACTAGCAGGTTTAAACATTTTGTGATAATTCCTTTCATCTTCTCTATTGCCTTCAATTAAACCAAGTACTTCTAATTTAACAGGGCAACTTACTTGTAATGTGCTTAATCTTAATTTAATTCTATCGGTATAGCCAATTTTTACATAATCGGTATGCTTTATAAAATATATCATAACTTTACTTTTTAGCAAATATAAGGAAAAAAGTAAAGCAATAGCTTTTTATTTGTAAACTTATTGAGTAAAGCAGATTATTATAATTTAGGTACAACAAGATTTTATAATATCAAAACTTGCAGAGTTTACATTTTTTGCTATTAGGGTAGTATTATTACTACTTTGCGCCCATTTATATTCATTTGCACCTATTTTGTAACATTTTTACCTTTTATATGTTACAAGATATAACCGAATTACCCATCACTTTGTTACATAATTAGATAAATATCTAACACTATTTCGGATATTGGCAGCGTTTCACTACCGACTTTGGCAAATCTGCATGAATAATTCGGAAAAATTCATGCAATCTAATTAAATGGCATTTAGAAGCGTTTTAAGACACTCTATCCCTTTTTGGATAGATAGTACTACTCAAAGGCAGATATGCCCTAGAATCGCCTTAAAAGTGGCAATAAATAGATTTAAGCATATACACCACTTTCCGCTACGCTTAAAATGGCATTTATGACTATTCTTCATAAATATCCATCTCATTCGGCACATCTACCTCTTTATCAAACTCGTAAAGTGGAATATCTTGGATATTAGCAGCTTCAGTAGCTGGAACAACCATTCCTGTATCCTCGATTACATTTTCATCACCATCTAACTGCTGCGTACTATTCGGTAGCTCTTCTACATGGTTAGCTTTTAGGACATTAACAGTAATCTGCTTAACAACATCTCCTTCATGAGCAACCTCTTGCCTTTCGATATAGCCTCTACGCTTACCTTTGGTTTTTAACAGGAACATTGTAGCTAGGGTATCACCCTTAGCAACCCTTTCCATCAACTTATGCTCACCGAAGTCAAGCATAATCTCCTCAGGCTCTATTTCAGCCAATCTTTGTCTAAACTCAGGATCTTTTTCACACCAGGCCTTATATTGACCTCTACCAACCCCTGCTGATTCACAAGCAATGGTAATATTGCCAAAATTCTCCTTGTAAGCTATGATAAAAGCTTCTTTGCTAATATCTCTAAACTCTGCATTCATATTATCGGTTTTTAGTTGGTGTTCGGATAGATGTGATATGTACTACCTTCTCTACCTTGATATGGTCAAAGCTAAGTACACTTTCGCACTTAGTACACTTGATGGTATGTTCCCTTATGGAACTATCCCAAACATAATCCTCTGTAGATACTCCGCATTTACATCTGTAAGTTCTCTTGGCTACTGTGTCTTTCATAATTTACTTTTTTGGTTTTGGTTTGCACTTGTACATATTATATTTATTTATAATGGGTTATATGGAAAATAAAAAAAATCAAATATCAAAAAATGTTAAAACAATGGTTGATATCAGAATATTGGAGGGC